GACTCCGTTTCATGGCTGTGCTCCTATGCCAGGAACACTAACTTTTCAATGGACCTGTTTTGAGGGGAGGGGTCAACCGTGGCCAGATGGTATTCATTCCACTGCCGCTTCGGTTCCGGTTGGGTGACGCTCAGCTCTTCCAGCTCAAAACGCGCATCAATGAGCCGTTTCGCGCGCAGACTGATGCGCAGAAAATCCAGCGTCTGCGCGGCCAGCAGCCCGGCCTGTTCCTGGCTTTCCGGAGACCAGACCCCCACGGCCAGCACCAGGGTGTCGGTGCAGCGGCACTGGTTGTCGTCCGTTTCCCCTCCGGCCAGGCGGATGATGACAAAGGGATAGCTGGCCGGGAGATCGCCGGATTCCGAGAGGCGATCCGGCAGATTGTGGATGAAGACGCGCGGTGACACGTCGTGCCCGGTGGATGGATCCGGCAGGGACAGGGAGGCGAGTTCCTTCATCAGAAAATCGCGGAGAGCGAGAATCAGATCGTAGCTTTTCATTTTTTCCCCCGCATATGCCCGCCCAGAATGGCGTCCACCTCGTGACGCAGGCGCTTCTCAAAGGTTTCACGGGCCTTGGCCTGGAGACGTTCGCGGCCGGCCTGACCGCCGAGGGCCTGAATGGGGGAGGGGCCGTAGAGCATTTCCAGCTTGTCTGTTCCCGGTTGCCGCACAAAAACGCCGACCTGATCGCTCAGCTTTGCCAGAAACGGTTTGTTGTTCCCTTTGGCGTATATCTTTCTGCGGCCGCCTTTTTTGATGAGGTTGGACACGCCGCCCCTGGGCTGCCGCTGCTTTACGGGCACGCCTTTCCAGTTGGGAATGGTTCCAGGCTGAGGCCGGAAACGGATCAGAGACATGCCTTTCCGTCCGCGCAATTCCAGCACGCCCACCGGCGACGTGCGCGTGGCTCGCCGGATGACGGCGCGCTTGCGCAGACTCTCGGCCCTGGCCGTGTATTTCTCCCGTCCGATGCGCACGGCCTCGGCCCGGACGGCGTCCAGCGTGCGGTTGACGGCGCGGGCGATGGCTGCGGAACATTCACGCGGCATGTGCTGCAGCCCGCTCGTCACCTGGCGGATGGTCCGCTCCAGATCCGGGATTTCGATCCTGATGATGCCGCTCATGACAGCTCCCGATACAGGCGGATGGTGCGCAGGCAGGCGTCGCGGTTCGCGTCCAGCACGAACCAGCGTTCGCCGTTGAAGCGGACCTCCCTGCCGGAGCGGCATTCGTCCGGCGCGTCGGCCTCGGCCACGTGCAGGGCCACCCCTTCCAGGGACACGCCGGGCCGGAAGCCGACCGCCTGATCAAATGCCACGTCAAAGGCTTCCACCACGGCCGGCATGGTTCGGCCGTTGAGGTTGATCGCCTCCCCGAATTCGTCCGGGTTCAAAAAGACATCCTGAATGTCGCTGAGGAGTTGATCCTTGAAACTCATTTCGCCCCCCGGAGCAGGGTCTTGATGTCGGCCCGGATTTCGCTCAGTGACGCCCGTGACTCTTCAACCAGCGCTTCCAGCTTGGCCAGCCGCTGTTCCTGACTGTCCGTGCGTCTGACCACTTCGGAGAGCGCCCCTTCATGCCGCGTAAAATCACGATCCAACTCCTGCTCGTGCCGCTGCATCTGCGATTTCAGATGCGACACGCGTTCTTCTAGGCGCGCCGTCATGACCATGCCGGCAATCGCGGCCGAGCCGATGCCGACAAGCACCGGCACAATCAGGGGAAAAAGTATCGTCTGCACAAATCGCACTATCGGACTCATAGCCCCTCCGCCCGCTCTATCCACAGCAGGAGTTCACCCGCTTCCTCGTGCGGGATGCAGATGTAGTCATCCGTTATGATCGCCCCCGGCGTTGTCGGATCTGGAGGCAGACCGCTGGTCAGCGCCGCCGAACTTGCGCAGCCATGCAGAACCAGGGTCAGCGCGCACAGCATCAGCGCGGCGCGCCGCCGTAATCCGTTGCCAGACCAAAATCGCCGCATACGCCACCCGCGCCAGAAGGGTAAGAAGCCTAACCCACACGGCGGATGACCGCGGGTTGCGTATCCTGAGCGTTGGCCGCCCGTCCCTTGTTGAGCGCCAGCATCTGCACCAGCCAGTAGACGCCGCGCCAGACCACGTTGGCGTTTGCTTTGGGCGCGGGGAGCACCACGGCCAGGGCCGCGCAGACCGTCACCACGAGCGTCACCCATTCCCCCCAGGATGCGGGCAGAGAGCCGAGCAGCGCGCCCACAAGGTCGGCCCCCGGAACATCTCCCGGGGCGGCTCCGGTCAGGGCCGCGTCGTCGGCCAGGGCCAGGCCGGGGAGGGTGAGGCACAGGGCGAAAAACAGGATGGACACGAGCTTTTTCATGAGAGATCCCCTATTCCGGGCAATGCGTCCGGCTCAGCCAACCGTCTATAAACTTGCGATGGGCGAAGTTGTTTGCGCCGAGGCCGATGTAATGAGCGGCCTGGAGTCCGTTCAGAGCATGCACAATGGCCGCGTCAGACGCGCGTTTTTCCAGCAGTACAGCCAGAGCCGCCAGCGTTTTGGGGCCAACCGCGCCGTCTTCCGCCAGATCTGGGAACAGGCGCTCGTTGGCGCGCTTGTTGTAGTTCAGGGCGTTGCACAATCTTTGCAAATAGCGTCCCGCGCCTGCTCTCCCCAGATTGACTGACTGCTCAAAAATCTCGTCCGCCACAGCCTGCGGAAGTTGATCAAACCGCATCCGATTCCACCACTCCGTGCGGTAGAAGTCCGTCACCATATCCGCGAGGCCGGGGACGGAAGCGAGGCGGCGCGAAAAAGCCGACGCGCCCTGGCGGTAGGACGGATGGTTTTTTTCCGCGTCGATGATGGGCCAGCCCGCCCAGCCAGGGAAAAAGGCCCTGGCGATGCCGGCATAGGTTTCCCCGCCGGCGTCGCCGGGCACGTTGCACCAGCCGCCTTCCCACTGTCTGACGGGAGCGTAGGCTTTCAGAAAATCAGCCATTCGCGCCTCCTTCGGGGGTTCCGGATTCTGTTTTTGGAGACGGCGCGTCCTGTTTTGCAGCTTCAACTTTTTCGGCCAGGCCCATGTCCAGCAGATCCTGCGCCTGTTGTTCGGGCAGCTCGGCACATTCGCCGGGAGTCCATTGCTTTTTGCCGTTGTCCAGACTGCAGCGCAGCCGTACCGTCATGTTCTTTTGCGGCATGAGTGTTTCTCCGCTTTCTCCTGCGTCGCTGGGCGTCCGTATCCAGATCGAGATCAGAAGGTTTTTCATCACATTGTCAGAGTACCTTGGCTTTGACGGTCCACCCGCAATGCCGCGTCATGGGCAGCGGGCGGGATTCCGCAATGGTGAAGATGCCGGAGGGGTCTTCCTGTTCGAACTGCTTGGCGAAGATCTTGGCCGGGCCTTCGCATTTCACGTCCACCGGCTGCGCGAATTCGATGACCGATTCCGCGTCGCGGGCCAGCAGCAGGGCATAGTCCGGCTCCAGGTAGTGTCGGGTATTCCCTTCCAGATCCCGGTAGGTGGCGTTGTGTGTCCAGATGTTGAGGCCGTTCCACACGCCCTTGAGCTTGGCCCCCACTTTGGGCGACAGGCCGCCCACGTCGATGCGCCGGTTGTCCAGGGTGTCCCTGACGTCCGGGTGGCGGCGGAAGGCTGTCCAGGCGTTTTTGCCCAGAAGGAGATCCGTGGCGGACAGGCCGCTGGTGTCCTCCTGGATCAGCAGGCTCCAGTCTTCCACCATGCCGATCAGGTCGGCTTTCGCGGCGCTCCAGAGCGCGTCGCCGGTCAGGATCACGGTGTGGGAAGCAGGGCGCTTGAAATCCACCATGTAGGTTTTGACCGCCTCCCCCTCGATCATGTCATACAGATCGATGCGGCCGTCCACGGCGGCCTGGGCGCACATGATTTCCACCATGCGGTCGATATCGTCGCGGTGGGCGTCCATGTCGTCGGCAATGGCGCGTTCCACGGGATTGAGGCGCGGGTCATAGGGCGAGAAGCCTTTCTGCGTTTTCAGCAGATCCGCCGCGCGAAAGCCGCGTTTGGGCCGGAAGCGGGGAGCCTTGACGTAATCCACGCTGAGAACTTCGCTTTTGCGCAGGGTGCCGCCGTCGTAATTGGTGATGGACGGCAGGATGGAGGCCCCGCGCAGCGAGGTTTGCAGCTCCAGGACATCCACTGGTTTGGGATCCAGCGGGCGGAAAAAATGCGTGAACAGATCGTGCTTCACCGGGCGCAGGTTGATGACGCCGGTGAGCACGCGCGGGGTGAAATAGCTCAAATCCATGTCTGACTCTCCTTCAGGCGTAAATGCCGACGGCGCGCAGGGCGGCGATGGCGGCTTTTTCGTCCTCGGCGCTCACGCCGTCCGCGAAAATGAGTTCCTGCGCCGCCACGGAGGCGTGCACGTACACGTCCGCCGAGGCTCCGCCGCTGGCGGGCACGGTCACGTCTCCGGCCAGAATCCCCGCCACCGAGGCGCTGGCCGCCGTCCAGGCTCCGAGCTTGCCCTCGGCGTCCCTGCCCAGCACCGTTCCGGCCAGAAACGTGGCTTCTTCGTCGCCGCTGGCCAGGATCATGCGGGCCAGCACCGGCGGGTGATCCTTCAGAAAGGCCGGGCGCTGATACGATTCGATGCGTTGCATGTTGTTGACTCCTACATGTTGCCGATGCGCTGGATCAGGGCGGCGGTTTCGTCCTGCGGCGCGCCGGAACCGCCGTTCACCGCAGCGGGCGTGGCCTGCTTGATGGCCTCCAGCATAGTTGCTCTGGCATCCTTCTCCGCATCCTTTGCGGGCTGCCCGGCGGGAGCGCCCAGAACCTGAGCCGCCGCCCTGAGTTGCTCCGGCGTGACGCCTGTTTCCATGAGCGCCCGGACCTTGTCCGCTGTTTCCTTGCCGCAGACCGTTTCCATCAGGGCCAGAGCGGAGGCCGTGGCCTGCGCGGCCTCCTCGCTTGTGTCGCGCTCTTTCAGCGCGGCTTCCGCCGCCTCCCGCTGGATTTCGGCCAGCAGATCGGGGTGGCTTTTCGCCAGTTCCGCCTTGTCCATGTGGGTCTCCTTGAGAAGTTGCTTGATGGCCTCGGCCCGGGACGGCACAATGGCCGTGACCAGGCCGAGGGCTTCCGCCTCGCCCGCCAGAAAATCCCGTCCGTCCGCCCAGGCCGCCCGGTTGTCCGGGGCCAGGCCCATGCGCTGCGCCACATCGCCGCAGAACATCTCGTAGATGGCGTCGACCCGCGCCTGCAGCACGCCCATGTCGCGTTCGGAAAGAGCGCCATCGGGATGCCCGACCGCCTTGTAGGAACCGGCGGTGACATAGGTGAAGGCCAGGCCCATCTCTTTGTTCCAGCCGGACTTGTCCATGTGGCGCAGGATGACGCCGATGCTGCCCACTTCGGCGGACGGCCCGGCGTAGACCGAACCCGTGGCCGAGGCCAGCCAGTAAGCCGCCGACGCGCACAGGCCGTCCGCCCAAGCCGCGCAGGGCTTCACGCGCCGCGCCGCGAAAATGGCGTCGGCCACCTCTTTGACGCCCCGGGCCTGACCGCCGGGGCTGTGGATAGAAAAGAGGATGGCGCGAACATCCGGAGCCGCCAGCGCGGCGTCCAGAGCCGCCGAAATGTCTTTCAGCCCGGCAGCAAAGAAAGAGCTGCGCCGCATGATCACGCCTTCCACCGGAATCACGGCCACGCCGCTGACAAATTCATAAGGCGGCAAGTCGTCCGGCTCGCTGTCCATAACGGAACGACTCTGCGGGGAGTCCTCCCCGGCGGAGCGCATGAAGGTTGCGAACGCCTCCGGCTGCATGGCCCAGAGATGTTCAAAATCAGTCATTGCTGGCACCTTCCTGATGACGCTCGGCCCCACGTCCTGTGGGGCCCTCGCTCTCGCTTGCCGCAAGCGCGGTTGCTGCTGCGCTCGCGCTGCGCGGCCGCCCGCATCTCTGCGGGCGTTTCTCATTTCGCTGTGGTTTGCGCATCGTCCGTTTCCTCGTCTTTGCCGGAGCGCAGACGGACGGAAGCGGAGCTTTGCGCCACGGAAACGCCGAGTTCCGCGTGCCGGGCCTGCTCTCTGGCCAGTTGTTCCGCGATTTCGTCAAAGTCGCCGCCGCGTTCGGCAATGGCCTCGGAGCGGGACATGAGGCCGGCTTCAATGGCCGCGATGTTGGCGGCGATTTCCTTGGTGGGATCGATGTAGCCGCGGGCCGGGCCGATCCAGCGGGTATTGCACCAGTAGGGCAGGGCGCCATAAAAATCCGGGGCGCTCTTCGGCAGGGTCAGGTAGCCGCGCAGCCAGGCTTCCTCCTGCACCATTGTCCAGATGGGCTGGCAGTAATGGCGCACGAAAAAGAAGCGGTAGACCTCATAGACCCGCCAGGCTTCCAGCAGGGCCGCGCGGGCGCTGGAATAGGTGGTCTTGGAGAAATCCTTGGTCAGCACCTCGTAGGGAATCTCCAGGGAGGACGCCAGAATGCGCAGCACCAGATCGCAGAAGTTGAGGAAGTTGCCGCCGGGGCGCTTGCTTTCCAGCACTTCCGGCTTTTCGCCCTTGTTGCCGTACATGATGCCGCCGGGCGGGATGTCCTGGTAGTAGCGTTTTTCTTCCGCTGTCTCGCCTTCGGCCTCCTCATGGACATAGCCGGGCAGCGCCTGCGGTCCGTTTTCCAGCCCGATGAACACCGGAAACGAGGCGGCCAGCACTTGCGCCATCAGTTCGTAGTCAATGGAGTCGTTCAGGTGGCGGAGGAATTTGACCGCCGAGGCAAGACAGCTCACGCCCCGGAACTGCTCCTCGCTTTCCGGCCGGAAAACATGAAACAGGCCGCGCCGGTGCCCGATGCGCGCGGGGATGCGCCGGAACTCGCCGCTGGTGAGCGCGCTGTCGTCCAGCATGGTCACGGCGGGAGCGGGGGAGGCGATCCAGTAGGCCAGTGGAACTCCTGTGGCGCTGACTTCCACGCCGTCATGCAGCAGGGGATCGAACTGTCTGTCCCACGGCGTGCGCAGCCGGGAGGGGCGGATATCCTGGATGCGCAGGGCAAAGCGGCAGCCGGGGCGCTCGTCCATGACCGGCAGATGAACCATCTCTCCGGCACGGATCAGGGAGCGCAGACCGAGCATCTGCAAGTCCTCAAAGCCGAGCTGATCGCGGTAATGGGCCTGCCCGCACCATTCCGCCCACAGCCATTCCATCTGATCCTGCACATCCTTGACCGCGCTCTGCTCCAGACCAAGGCGCTTGGCCGGGATGACGCTCTGCGGCGTGAGGCCGGTGCCGATGACGTTGGTGGCGATGGAGTTGACGCCGGACTTGGCGATGCCGTCGTTGCCGTACAGATCGTCCACCCGGGCGATGGTCAGATCGCGCTCGAACGCCGTCAGGCTGCGGGTTTGCACACGGGGCGGCAGGTAGTTTTTCAGGGAGCCGCGAAACGACCCGGAGTCGAGCGAAGCGGACGGGACAGAATGCCCCTGCCGGATGGCGCCTTGAGAGCCGCCGAAAAGATTGCGGATGACGGAGGCAACGCTCATGGCCGTGTCCTTCCCCGCTTCGGCAACGCAACCATGCGCGGCAGGCCAAGCCTGACCGCGCGTGTTGCCTCCGCTATCCGCTCGCTACAGCTCGCGGCTGCCGCCGGCTGCAAGGAAGGCGTCATGGCCGCCTCCCGCCGCCGCGCGGAATGCGGGCATAGGCGATGATCGGGCCGCGTCCCCGCTCAAGCGCCGCCAGCTCACCGGCCAGGTAGTTCAGATGCTCCCGGATGCGGGCCAGATCCTGCCGGGTGAGCGAGCGTGTGCCGATGGTGTACGACGCGCCGGAGGCGCACGCCTTCAGCGCCGCCTTGTACAGCCGGATTTGCTCGGTGAGTTCTTCACGGGTCCAGATCGAGGTTGCCATACCTGCCGGCATAGCATGAAAAAAAGGGGGCTGTCGTGGACATGGTGGAAATGGTGGACAAAAAATTTCAAAATCCACAAAAAAATCCCGGCGGAAAATCCGTCGGGACAGGGGAGGCCGGGCAGAACAGGTTAAATGGCGTATGCCTGTGCCGCAGCCACAAGAAAGCCGCTTCTGGTCATGCCTGCCAATTTGGCTCTTCCGTCGATTTCGTCAAGAATGCTGCGCGGCACCGTGATGTTTACCCGTACAGGGACCATATCCAGAGCCGGGGCGGCGATATACTGGTAGAGCGTGTCTTCGGGATAGGGCAGACCGTCTTCTTCCCTTTCCGCGCGAACTCTGGCCTTGACTGTCTCAAGATCGGAAGCCGCCGGAATTTCCTGGTGCTGTTCGGCCATGCCACGCAACGCTACATACAAGCCGTCAGCAGCATTTGTGAGGGCTTCCTGCACGCTTTCTCCCCCCGCCGCTACAGTCGGCACATCGGGAAAATACACAGAGTAACCGCTTCCATCTTCTTCCCGGACGATTCCGGCAATATAAAAAGCCTTCATTTTGTATACTCCCATCAGAGGGAGCAATGCTCCCTCCGTGTTCAGGTTAGCTTGACCCCCGTGAGGCGCTCTATTTTTTTGAGCGTACCAGTCGGCAGGTCTTTTGAAGGATGGTTGGAAATCGGAACCTTGAACCCCAGTGGGCTGATCGCCGCTATGGCATGTTCTCTTCCCTTTCCTTCCGTCCACCCCGCCGCTTTGAGCTTGTCCATCACTTCGCGGGGTTTCACATGACCTCCTTTGTTGAAAGCAACAGTACACATTTTTATACACACCTTCAAGCGTTATCATGATGCACGTTGAATTTTTTTGAAACCCGCAAATATGCTTCACAATCCTGTGCATATACCCATACGCCCCGAAGCTCTCCATATCGCTGGGCAGGTATGCGCCCGGAGTTCACCAGATTATAGAAGTGAGATTTTTTACATCCCAGCAGTGCGCACGCCTGCTGCCAGTTGAGTTTGCGGCCCTTATCCTCATTCTCCGCCATATCTACCTCCGGGAAAGCGCCCCAAGCCGATCAGCCACGGAACCGACGGCATGAGGGCGGGGAACAGGTTTGGGCGCGGCCTTTACCGGCTTTGCCGTGCCCGGGCGGCGTTTCTTGGCGATATTGAGCATCCAGGCCAGAGCCTGGAGGAGATATTCGCAGTCCCAGGCGTGGTTGGGTCGGCCGTGCGGGTTGTCCCAGAGAGTTTTTTCCGGATTCCAGACTTCGGCCGTCATTTCCCGGGCATAGGCTTTCAGAGTGTCCGGATCGCCATGCAGCCAGAACGTGCCGGGATCGCCCGGCGCGATGGCCAGACGATTGGCCAGCGTGCCCTTGAACAGGGTGGTGTCGATTTTATGCAGGAGAATGCCGCCCGGAATCTTGACCCGCTCCCCTTTCGGGCCGGGGAAATACTCTTGCGGCGCGTAGCTGACGGGAGTGGACGGCGCATGGACGCCCTGAGACGGAAAAACGCGCCCCCGGTTCCGGGCCGCCCAGGCATAGACCTGAGCTGTGCGCTGCGGCTCGCCCATCGCGTCGATGATGCAGGCTTTCACTTTAAAAGAAGGCCTGCCGTGTCCAGATACTCGGCGCGCCAGAACAGTTCATCCAGCGCCTCCAGCGTCGGGGCCACGCCTTCCTGAATCAGCCAGCTTTCCGCGCCCTCACCGTATCCGAAGGCGCGGATCACATAGCGGAAATAGCGGAGCTGGGTATCCACCGCCGCGAGCACGGCAGCCACCCGCTCCTGCGGCGTGTCGCTCTCTCTGGCGGGCGGCACAGGACCGGGTACAGTTCCACGCGGTCGATCATCACACAGCGCCAGAATCATATCTTCGTCCCGCCGCTCGAATTCCGCTTCCCAGGGTTCGGCCTTGTAGTTGTTCTGGAGGTCTTTCAGCAGTTCCAGTGTGGGGGTAAGCCGGTACTCCAGAGCTTTGGCCGCGATTTCCGAGAGGGAAACGAAAGGCGATATCCAGGCCGGGATGTGGAAGCCGACGCTGATGGGCCGGTGCTGTTCCAGATGCTGCCGCAGTTCCAGGCCGCTGCTCTCCTCCCGCCAGACGCCGTTGCGCACAGCCAGATCGCGGTCGGCGTCAATCCAGGAGGCGTTGCAATGCTGGCAGACGTAAACGCCCAGCGAGCGGGAAAGGATCTGCACCGGATCTGTGCAGTCATCCGGCCAGCGGATCTGCTCAAAATCCATGAGCAGCTCGCAGCCGCAATGCGGACAAATCACATGATACTGGAAACGGGCCTCAGAAGTTTTGAAAGCTCGGTCAATGGGGCCGTCCACGACTGTGGGCGTGCTGAGTTTCCAGATGATGGCCCGGCGGCCCCAGGTGATGACGCGCTTCTCCGCCAGAGCTTCGGCCGCCGCCTCGCGCTTGCTGCTCTGATATTTGTCCAGTTCATCCATCACCAGATATCGGACAGGCTTGTTGCCCAGCCGCGCGGCGGAGCCGGACCACGCCATAGAGATGGTCAGGTGCTTCATTTTGATGCGCAGGCTGCCCATATCGTCCGCCATGCCTGTGAGGTATTCCCGCAGGCGCGGACTGGAAAGCAGCATGGGGATGATGCGATCCTGCGCGTTCTCGCGCGCCATGTTTTCATCCGGATAGACGTAGAGAACCGGGCCGGGGGCGCGGTCGATGGTGTAGCCGATGCAGTTATGCACGGCTTCGGTGCCCGCGCTCTGCGGACATTTGATGATGCTTTCCGTGCGGACGGACGGAAAAAAGGCCGCATCCATGATGCCGACCGCGTACTGCGTGACCATATTGTGCCAGGGGCCGGGCCGGGATGACAGATGCACCACACGGTGGCGTTCGGCCCACAGGCTGGCCGGGATGGGCTGACGATGCCGCAGCGCCGCCCGTTCACCCCGGCCAAACGTCCAGTGCCAGACGATGCCGGCGCGTTCCGCTGCAAGCCTCGTGTCTAATTGCAAAAGTTTCGCGCATTATTTCTAAGTTGGCATCCCTTGACTTCTCTTTTTCTCCAGACAAATGGCT